GAAGATGTCATTGCTAATTTACAAAGTGAACAACATCTTTATGCTAAGTTTATTCATTATGCATTAAGAGCGCATAACGGAACAATAGCAGATGAAGCATGGGCAAAATATGATTTGCCTCCTGATAGAATAACAGTGGGTGTGATGGGATTAGATTTAGCAGTTAGTGATATTCCATTATACATTATAGAACATTATGGAGATAATGTAGATTCAAAAAGAATCAGACCTAAATTTAAACCGGCTTTAGAATTATTGAAGAAGGTTTACATGGTAAATAACTCAGAAGAGAATTGGAATAAATTAATACAATTAGAATTAAAAAAAAGTGAAGAAGAAAAAGCAGAAATAGATTTTATAATTCCGAACAAACCGATGTATAGAATATTTGAAGTCAATGATATTAAAGAATTAAAAGGTTTTAGTGGAGATTGGTTAGTTCAGGAAAAATATGATGGTATCAGAATACAAATACATAAAATGGATAAGAAAATAAAAATATTTACTTACAATAAAAAAGACATAACAGAAAAATGTAAAGATATTGTAGACAAACTCAGGGCAAAACATTTTGGTGATATGATATTAGATGCTGAACTAATATTGTATGATGATGATGAGCCATTACATAGAGCAGATACTATTGCTCATTTATTTAAGAATAAATATAGTGATGCAACTCTTAAAGCAAGAGTTTTTGATATTATGTTCCATGAAGATAAAAATATTCATGATTATCCTTTGAAAGAAAGGATAAATATATTATTTTATCAATTCAGTCAACATTCAGCAGATATTTTAGGATTCCCAAATAAAAAGAATTCTAAAATTGCAGATTCAATTCAAGAAGTTAGTAAATATGCAGAAGAAATAATGAAATCAAGAACATCAGAAGGTGTTGTGATTAAAGACATGGAATCTACATATTATATTGGTTCTAAGAAAAATCCTAAATGGATTAAATGGAAAAAGTTTGTTGATTTAGATGTTATGGTTTTAGATAAAAAGAAAACTAAGTCTAATTTGTATTCTTATACTGTTGGAATAGGGCCATTAACTGGAGAAGAGACTAGAGAACATGATTCTGTTGAAATAGATGGTAAAACATATCTTCCTGTGGGTAAAGCACTTAATACTAAAGAAAGCGTTGATGTAGGTTCAATAGTTAGAGTAAAGGTTGATGAAGTTAAAAGAAAGGGCAAGGGATATAGTTTGTTTTCTGCTAAGGTAATTGAAATACCAGAAGTAGAATCGCCTGAAAAATTAATAACATTAGAATTGTTAGCAAAAGACAGTAAAAAATCTCTTGCCTACGATGTTCAAGAAGCATTATTGAAATATACTATAACAGATGGTATTCACGGTAAAGCAGATATAATATTAAAAGGAGATTATGAAGGATTTACTATCTATGGATTTGATGGGGACTCTTTAATGGAAAAGAATGCTATAGCAGATATGGATTCTTGGAAAGACCAATTAATGGAAATAAACAAAACTAAATCGTCTGAGGCAAGAGGATTAATAAAACATTTCTTACAACAAAAAGACCCGAATGAAGAAGGTGTTGAGTTAAAAGAAATTCTTGAATTCTTTAAGAAAGAAAAGCCAGAAAATAGTAAAATATTGTTTGATGATAAAGTAAATAAGTTAAAAGGTTGGATGGATGAACATGATGAATTTAAACCTATAGGTGTAGGTAAATTTACATATAATAATTTACACATATCAAAAGAAACAAAAGAAGAAGACGTAGGTAAATATATGTTGTATTTAAGAAAGGATAAAAATATTAATTTGGTTATTGATTATAAAGATAAAACAATGGCATGGACAATAGATATTGAAGATGCAGAAGATATATTCAATTTATTTGGTAAAGCAGGTAAGTTCCCTGCAGAAATTACTAATAACATTGATAGAGAAGAATTACTTGATAAGGGCGAAATAGAGTTAGGTGTCCAAAGGCATGGTTATCATGAATATAGGATAAATGGAGACCGTTTTGATACCCGATTGCATTTTAGAGTTGTTCCTGTAGATGATAAAGACACATGGGTAGTATGGACAGGTTATAAGCAAGAAATGTTAGATAAGAAAGAAAATGAAGATTTATGGGATATATCCCAAGATAGGTTTAAAAAATTAACCATGCAAATAGAGTAATAGCGTGAGGTTGATATAGTGAAAGAAGAAAGAAAGATTATGCAGGGCGACTTGCTAGTAAAGTCAGATACAAATGGCGAATTTAATATATTAAAGTCAGATGATTTGGTTATTGGTGGGTATGCGTCTATTGAAGTTGTAGATAAACAAAATGATTTAATAACATTGTCAGCATTAGAAGAAGCAGTACAAAAATATATGGAATCAAAAAAGTATAGAAATGTAATGTCTAATCATTCAAATGTACAAGTAGGAGAAGTAATAGAATCTTACAGAGATAAAAATGGATTAGTTCATAAAACAGAAGTAGATGATGTAGGCTTTTATGTTGTTATTAAATTAAGAGACGATATAGAAAAAGCAAAAGAAATATCAAGAGGTATTAGAAAAGGAACATTACGTTCATTTAGTATAGGTGGTCAAGCCTTAAGTAAAAGAAAAAAATCTAATGAAGAATTAGGTAAATATAATGAAATTGACAAATTAGAACTCCACGAGGTAACAATATGCGAGAAAGGAATAAATCCAGAAGCAAAGTTTGATATTTTAAAGGAGGAGCGTGATACAATGAGTGAAAGATTGGATGCAACGTTAAATGAGATTAACGAGTTGATGAAACAAGTTAATGCTCTAAAGAAGGAAGAAACCCCAGAGGAGGAAAAGGCCGAGTATATGGACTATGATAAGGACATGGAAATGGCTGATTCCGAAGAAGAAATGGAGTTATCTGATTCCGAAGAGGAAAAGGGTGATTATGGGGATAAGGAAAAGATGGGCGAAACCCACGATTCCGAAAAGAAAGGTAGAACAGGGCCGGAAGGTTTTGTTGAGGCCGGTTTAATGGGTGAGGAGTCTCAAGGAAAGAAACTCCCTCAAGCACCACAGGTTGGCCCATTATACAAAGAATGGACTAATGAGGAGTTTTCCACTTTAGACCTAACAACAGAAAACGTAGAAAAGGCGTATGAAGCGTTCAAGGCAGAACAACTTGAAAAGTTAGCATACGATTCATTAAAGAAGCAATTTGAGTCACGCTTCGCTAATGAGTCCAAAGTACGAAAGGCAAATATTGCTCGTAGTGAGTATGATGCAAAGAATGAGGTTGAATCTCTAAGAGAAGAATTTGCAACTCTTAGAAAGAGCCTAGAAGCAAAGAATGATGAGATTATCAAGGCACAAACTGTTGAGATTCCATCAATTGATGTTGAAAACATGTCGTGGGGAGATATCCACAATTATGTGGCTCAATTTGAGGAGTGAGATAAATGGCGAGTAATTATATTAAAACCATGAAAGACTTAGAGGCCGCTACTTACGGTGTTAAGGGCGGATTGGGCGGAAACGCATTATTAAAATCGGCTGGTGTTGTTGCAGGTTTGCATGGACATCACGATGGAGCAAGTGCTGGTTCTAACTTAGGAACAGGCACTACTGCTGCTTCAGGCTTAACAAGCCTATACAACTTAGTATATGGTAAAAAGGTCTGGTCTATGCTAAACCAAGAGGTTAACGCATTGGCTATGTTGGCTAAAAGACCCTATACTTCAAGTGGTTGGAGAGTTATGACTGATAGGCCAGCAGGTGGTTCTGGTAGCCAATTTGCAACAACATTAGGTGGCGGTGGAACATCAACTGCTGCTGAAGGAGGCTCTGCTCCAAGAACCGATAAGATTGGTGGTGTAGCAGAAAACGCTAAGTTAGGAACTGATTTAGTAGCACAAGCACCTTCTTACACAACGCTATATACAAGCCCTAAAACAGTTGCTCATATGTTTGAGTTTTCTGAATTGGCTTTAGAAATGGCGAAGATTGACGATGGAGTAGGCGATTTACGGGCTTTAATCCGTGAAGACATGGGTAAGCATCATGCTGAGACCCAAAACAAGATGCTTCTTATGCCTCTTGAAGCCTATGACCAGACAGAAAACAATTCTGATGGTGGAACATTAGTAAACATGGATAAAAACTATACTTCGTTAATGAAGATTGTTTCTTCTTCCCAGGAGTTAGAAGCAATGGTAGATGCATCTATGACTGATGATTCGGCATCAACAACAGGTGGACTAATTGCACAGTTTGTTACACTATACGGTAATACAGACAGGCAGTTAGTATCAAACGCATACAACACGTCCTTTATGGATGCACAGGTAGATTATGGAGCAGGTTATGCATCTGGAGATGCACGACCATTAACATTAACTATCTTAAACAGTATGTTAAGGCAATTAAGAGAGAATGGCGGAAGTCCAAAGGTTATTTTAACTGGGTATGATACCATTCAACACTTAGGAGACTTATTACAAAGCCAAGAGAGGTTCTTAGACCGAAAGGAAATTATACCTACTCATGGCGGAGTTAGAGGAGTAAAGGGAACAGAAGTTGGTTTCCGAGTAGCAACATACTACGACATTCCTCTCATTCCATGTAAGGATATGCCCAAGACCGGAAACGGCTCAAACAAACTTAGTGATATGCTAATCCTAGATACTGACCATCTATGGTTATCTGTTCTAAAACCAACCCAATACT